AGCCTGACTTCAATTCCTGACGGATTCAACCCAACGGTTGGCGGTTCTCTTGACCTCGGAAGCCTGAAACATAATGTACAATGTAAAGATTATGGAAATCCAATTTTATCATGGGAAAATGGTAAATACATTTTATGTGATGGCATATTTACAGAGGTTTTATCTAAGAAAAAAGGGCATTATTTTGTTAGAAAACTTGATTCTAAAGAAAAAATGTACATCGTTACAGATGGTAAAAACACACACGCTCATGGTAAATCTTTAAAGCAAGCTAATGAAGATTTACAATTTAAAATTATATCAGAAAAACTAAAAAAAGAGCCAATACAAGAAGATTCCTTATTGACAGTTAAACATTATCGATTGATTACTGGGGCATGTGATACTGGAGTTAGAGATTTTATGCAAAGAAATGGGTTAGAGTTTGAAGTTGTAAATAACGAAACTAAAGAAATCAATCCAATTAAAGCAAAAGACTTGTTGCCATTGTTGATAAAAAACAATGCATATGGATTAGATAAATTTAAAGAACTGGTACAATTTAAATAAAAAATTATGCTTTACAATCCAGAAAAACCCATCGATATCCAGCGAGCTGTTGAGAAGTTCAACTATTTTGTAAAGCATAATAAAGTATTTGAGCTATCTGCAAAAAAAGTTCCTAAAACTTATCCTCAGCTAAAATATGCACACTTGATTATGTCATGGTTTGCATTGGAATATGGTGAACAATTAGAATATATCAAGTTAGAGTACTTCAAAAAACTTGTAAATCCGGGAATATTTGAATATGAATTTGTAAACCGGATAACTGCAGAAGTTAGAATTGAATACAAAAGCTTAGCCAACCTTACTAAAGATGAATTGACATTAGCAATTGATCGATTTAGAGATTATTCAAGCAAAGAAGCAGGTATTTATCTTCCACAACCTTCTGACTTAGCTTTATTGAGAGAAATAGAAATTCAGGTAAAGAATAACGAGCAATATTTATGAACCAGCAAGAAATCAATTTCGATGAACTTCATCATGTGGAAAATAAAATAAGTAATCAGGAGCATTTTGAAAGAAACAAAGAAAAATTTTCAAATCAATGCAGAATCGTTTATGAGGCACTTTTAAGAGGCGAACGCTTAACAACAACTAAAGCATTACTCGATTATAAGATTGGCGATTTGCGTAGAAGGATTAAAGATTTGAAGGATATCTGGAACGTACCGATTGAATGGGAGTACAAGGAAGGCAATTACAAAGAATTTTTTATAAAGATTAACCAATAAAATATAATTACATGACAAAGACAATAACTATCAATTCTGATAAATTTATAAATGCATTAGAAAAAATCTCAGATAAAGAGGTCGAGATTAAAGGAGCGTCAATAAGTGATGCCTTATGTGCTTATTCATACGAACTTTTGAAAGGGCCTACAAAAGGAGATACATTAAATAGAAAAGGAGCTCATATTGTTCATGATGAACTACAAATTAGATTCGATCAGCTTGATGTATTTTACGCACATCTTGATGATGCCTATACCGGCAATACTAATGTTACTCCATTGGAAGAATTAGAGGCTGAAATCGAAACTGAAAAATACCATGTTACTGGATTTAAAATATCAGGAGTTGAAGAAAATAAGTCTGTTATTCTTTCAGGATGGAAAGAGGTAACGAATGGAATTGTTAAGTTCGAAACTCCAAAAATTAAATATTCATCAGCTTATTTGTATTTAAGCGAGATGAAGGAAAGAGTACAGAATGCAATTGATGAGGTTGAATTGTATATGAATGGAAAAACAGCACCTCAGGATGATCCTAATCAGGTTCATATGTCCTTTTCTGAAGAAGATGCTGCTTTTGATAATGCAAAAATTTAATAATGGCTTTTCAATTACGACCTTATCAAAGTGAATCCATTGATCTAAGCGTTAATTTTCTTAAAGGAACATCAAAGGGTAATTCGTTGGTTATACTTCCAACTGGATCAGGAAAATCTGTTGTAATTGCTAAAATATTAGAACCGCTGGAGGGCAAAACAATTGTTCTCCAGCCTTCAAAAGAAATTCTTGAACAGAACTTCGAAAAATTTAGTAATTATGGTAAAGCTTCCATTTATAGCGCATCTGCAGGTGAAAAAAGAATTGATAAAGTTACCTTTTGTACTATTGGGAGTATCATTAATAAAAAGCACTTATTCAAAGGATTGAAAAATATTTTAATTGATGAATGCCATTTGGTAAATTCTGATGCTGGAATGTATAACGATTTTATAAAAGCATTTCCGGAATCTAAAGTTTTAGGATTAACAGCAACACCTTATCGTTTAGAGCAAACTTCAACCGGTCCGCAATTAACCTTTATAACTCGTAGTAAACCTGCAATTTTTGATAATGTTTTGTATTACGTTCAAAATGATGTTTTATTTAATGCCGGCTTTTTGGCGCCATTGGAATACTACAACTTCGATGTTATTGATCGAAGCAAATTAGAACTTAATAGTTCCGGAACTGACTTTACTCAAACATCATTGAGAAGATATTATAAGTCAATTGATATGCCATCAAGAATTGTAAAAACGGCTTTAACGATTTTAAGTAAAAGGAAAAATATTTTGATTTTCTGCTCCTTAATTGAAGAAGCTAAAGCTGTTCAAAAACGTATTCCAGGATCTGCAATTTTAACCGGAGAAACCAAAAAAGAAGAAAGGGAACGAATTCTCGGTCAATTCAAAAACGGAACAATAAAATGCCTAATAAATGTAGGTGTTCTGACAACTGGTTTTGATTATCCAGCACTTGAAGCTGTTTTGATGGCCAGATCAACAATGTCACTTTCTCTGTATTATCAAATTGTTGGCCGAGTGATGAGAATATTTACTTATCCAGATGGCACAAAAAAAACAGGTTGGTTTGTAGATATGGGAGGTAATATAAACTTCTTTGGAAAGATAGAAACAATGCAAATTAAGGTTGATTCTAAAGGCAGATTTGCTATTTGGAATAATGGCCGGCAACTAACAAATGTACCTTTTAATAAATAGTAATTATGGCAAGAGAGCAAAGAAAAGATGTAGACTATTTTCCGCATGATTGTACTCATGGACGTAAAATGCATATTATTGAAACAAAGTACGGAAATGATGGCTATGCTACTTGGTTTAAATTATTGGAGCAACTTGGAAAAGCTAAAAATCATTATATCGACATTTCTGATGATATGACATTGATGTTTTTAATTTCTGTATTTAAAATTGATGAAGAAAAAACACTTGCTATTTTAACCGATTTGGCAAAATTAGGCGCTATAGACAAATTATTGTTTGATGATTTTAAAGTGATTTATAGTCAAAAATTTTCAGATAGTATTCAAGATGCATATCGAAATAGAAAAGGCAAAATGTTTCAATATAGCGACATATTGGAAGAAATAAGGCAAAAAAACAGTCAATCTAGCGTAAGATTGAACGTTAAAGAGGTCAATCTTACGGAAGTTATCCTTAAAGAAGAGAAGAATAAAGTAAAGAAGAGAAAAGAAGAGAAAAGTAAAGAAGATACTCCTAACGGAGTTGTTGATTTAAAAAATCAACCCGACAATCATAAGATTGATTTTAATAAACTTCTTTCTTTTTTTAATGCAAACCGAGGCCTTTTACCAGAAGTAAAAAAAATGTCAGATGCCAGAAAAAAAAGAATATTGGTTTTAGAAAAACAACATGGTAAAGAATCCATTCAACTTGTAATTCAAAAAACTAGAGATTCAGATTTTCTACAAGGAATCAACAAAGATAATTGGATAGCCAGTTTTGATTGGATTTTCAAGCCGGCTAATTTTTTAAAAATTTTAGAAGATAATTATGCAAGAAAAGAAAATATACGAAGTGTCCATTCACAAAGAACAGATGCTGACCTTAAAAAATCCGCTAACAATGCAGTTGATGCAATGTTTGGTATCACAGGACCAAGTTGAATTATTGATTCTTGAAAAAAACATCAACCTTCAAAATGCAATTGACGGCACAAAAATTAAAAGCCTGGAAAAATCTTTAGGAGAAATAAACATGGTAAAAGTTGTTACATACTTACTAATGCGATTTTCAGAAAGTTTTAATGTTGGTAAAAATATTAGCAATACTCAGGCGCCATTAATAGCTATTGACATCATAGAAAAATATCCATATGAAACTATTGAAGATGTTGTCTTAATGTTAAAGCAAGTACGGCAAGGCATTATTGGCGATGGAAAAGATTATAAATTGGACGGTCAGAACATTTTAAATAAATGGTTTCCGGAATATTTAGAAAAAAAATATATGGAATTTGAACGCTTGAAAAAACAAGAATATAGCTTAATTTCTAACGAAATTGATTCTAAAAACCATCCAGTAGCTCAATTTTATGAAAAAAGAAGAATTGAAAAAACAAGAAAAGAAAAAGAGACAAAAATGCATCTTGAAATTGACGAAATGGTGAAATATATGGATAGGCAAATGCTTGAAGACACTATTTCTGATTGGGAAAAAAAGCAAGAAATGAAGCCTTATATGCATTATTTAATATTAAAAAGACGTTCGGTTCCTGGTAAATATAATCCCTGATTTTATGAAAAAAATTGAAAACGTAACGCTTTACAAATGTGATTTTTGTAAAAAAGAATTGAAGCGAAAGCACGCAATGGATACACATGAAAAAATATGTAATTGTAATCCTGAAAATAAAAAAGCGTGTATGAATGGCTGTATCCATTTAGAAAAAGAAGAATTGGATGTTGATTTTGAAAGTTATTATGACTATGGAAATGAAGAGCAGCATTACAGTACCAAGAAAATATTAGTTTTTAAGTGTGCTAAATTGGATAAATTAATGTTCCCATGGTCAATAGAAAGAAAAAATCTTCATGTCGAATATCCTTCAACATTTGAATATCAAGAACCAATGCCAAAAAAATGTTCTGATTTTTCAACAAACCCAGATACTTCTAATGACTGGTTTGAAAGTATCTTAAAGTCATGAACCACATCAGCCAACGAAACCGATTAGAAATTCAACTTAAAAGCTACAGAGATTTTATGCCATTTTGCCCGCCGGATTCTTTTCCAAAGCTTGTGAATGAAATGATGAAAATTCACTGCAGGCTTGAAAAGATAAAAGAATTCACATTGGATAAGTTGGTAGAAGAAGTTCAATTTCATTATGATACTGTTCAAAGCAAATCTAATTTTAAAACAATCTAAAAAATGGAAAACCAAAATATAATAAATAAGTTGATTGACATAAAGATTCAGATATCCAAATTAGGAATTGAATATTTAGAAACTAAAATACCTGTTGATCTGAGTGATGTAGGTCTAACACTTAAGCCTTTTATTGAAATAGGGCATTCTCTGGATAATTCAATTAAAAAATTAAGTTACGAGGTTATTCCAGGATCCATTCCTAAACAAAATTGCCTGAAATCATGAAACAACCAAAAGAAAAATTTCTTGTTGGTATTGATCCTGATGTTGATAAATCCGGTGTAGCTTTTTTAAACGGAAACCAACTAAAACTTGATAATCTTGCCTTCTTCCAACTTTTTGATTATTTCAAAGAATTGAAAGAATTGCACCCAGATTTAGAAGTATATGTAGAATTAGGTTCTCTTAATAAATCAAACTGGCACTCAAAAACAGACAAATCTTCAAAATGGAATTCAAACATTGGTGCTGCATTAGGCCGAAACTTTGAAACTGCAAATAAGATTGTGGAAATGTGTGAGTATTTAAAAATTACACATCATAAGATTCAACCTAAAAAATCCAAAATAACCAATGACTACTTCAAAAAGTTGACTGGTTATGATGGAAGAACCAATCAAGAACAGCGTGATGCTTTCATGCTAATATTTGGAAGATAGTATTCTTCAATTTATCGAATTAAAAAATTTGGCTCTCATATAGAGGGCTTTTTTATTGCCTAACCAAATTCAAAATAACCTTGAAAACAATCATCATGAATTTAGAACATATCAGTGTTGATAAAATTGAAACAATCAAAATTGTAAATAGTGTTTGGACTGCAAATACAACAATTTATAATCCAAACAAAATAGAAATAGAAGTAAAAGGAGTAAGCGAAATTAATGCTTATGAAAACCTTTTAAAGTTTCTATCATTTAATCAAAAGCCTACCGAAATTAAAGAGCTGCCAAACGGAAATAAAATCTATCAATTTAAAAATAAATCAACAAATGCAGAATCCGAAAAATTATAAAGAATTTTTAGAAGCAAAGATTGTTGTAGCCGGAACTTTCGGGACTGAAATTGATAAATCATTAATCAATCCGATAGCAAAACCTCATCAAAAAGATATTATTCATTGGGCTATATCAGGAGGTCGCCGGGCAATATTTGCCAGCTTCGGTTTAGGTAAAACATTAATGCAGCTTGAAATTGCCAGATTAATTATAAAAATTACGGGAAAACCTTTTTTGATTTGTATGCCATTGGGCGTAGTTGGAGAGTTCCGAGATGATAATGATCTCTTAGGAGCAGAATTTTCACTAAAATATATTACAGATACTGATGAGGTTGATACATCACAACTTGCAATATACGTAACCAACTATGAGCGTGTCCGAAAAGGAGATATTGATCCTGAATTTTTTGGAGGTGTTTCTTTTGATGAAGCAAGTATTTTGAGAAATCTTAAAACAGATACAACAAACTACGTTTTAAAACATTTCCGTAAAATAAAATACCGTTTTGTTGCTACAGCCACTCCAACGCCAAATGATTTCATAGAGATATTAAATTATGCAGATTACTTAGGAGTTATTGATCGAGGTCACGCACTTACAAGATTCTTTCAAAGAGATTCAACAAAAGCCGGCCATCTTACACTTTACGAAAATAAAAAAGAAGAATTCTGGAAATGGGTTTCATCATGGGCGGTTTTCATCAACAAACCTTCTGATTTGGGATATGATGATACAGGTTACAATTTGCCAAAATTGAATTTTCACCCTATAGAAATACCAGATGATTATGAAGGTGAAATAGTAGATGAAAATGGGGATCTGGTGATGTTTAAAAAACCAAGAAAAGGTTTGTCAGAAACTTCCAAAGAAAAAAGAGATACTGTTTTACTCAGAACCAATAAGGCTCTTGAAATTGTTAAAGAGAATGGTGTTAATGAAAGTTGGCTTCTTTGGCATCATGTAGACAGAGAAAGAGATTGTATTCAAAAATTATTCAAGGGTTTTGATCTGCAAACTATAACAGGAAGTCAGAAAAACACCGAAAAGGAAAAAAAACTGATTTCATTTAAACATGGTGAATATAAAATTCTTTCGACTAAACCAAAAATAGCCGGTTCAGGATGCAACTTTCAAAAGCATTGTCATAAAGCTGTTTTTGTTGGTATTGATTATAAATTCAATGATTTCATTCAGGCAATTCACAGAATTATGAGGTTCCTTCAAGAATTTGAAGTTGATGTTTGGGCAATTTTTACAGAAGCTGAAAGAGAAGTTTTTAAAGAGCTCATGCGAAAATGGAAACAACACATTGAAATGGAAACTGAAATGATAAATATCGTCCGAGAATATGGACTTAACTCAGATAAAATTACAGCTGACATGAAAAGACAAATATTTGAAAATCCAAGAAGTGCAGTAATCGGAAATGCAAAAGTTTTCAATGATGATACGGTTAATGTTCATGAACAAATGGAAGATAATTCAACCGACATGATTTTGACTTCAATTCCTTTTGGTGATCATTATGAATACTCAGACAATTATAATGATTTCGGACATAATAATGGAAATGAAGAATTCTTCAAACAAATGGATTTTCTAACGCCTAATTTGCTTCGAACTTTAAAGCCTGGCAAAATAGCTGCAATCCATGTTAAAGACAGAATCCGTTATTCATATCAAAATGGAACATCTTTTACAACAATCGATGATTTCTCAGGAAAAACCGTTGCACACTTTGTAAAACATGGTTTTTATTTAGTTGGAAAAATAACCGTAACAACCGATGTAGTTCGTGAAAATAATCAAACGTATCGTTTAGGATGGTCAGAACAATGCAAAGATGCTACAAAAATGGGAGTTGGACTTCCGGAGTATGTTTTGCTTTTCAGAAAGCGACCAAGTGAGATGAATAATGCCTATGCAGATGAGCCAGTAATCAAAGCTAAAAACGAAAGTGAGGTTTATTGTAATACTTGTCAAAAGATTATTGATATAAAGGAGAAAAAGGAAGTTGTAATTATTGAAGAAGATGTTTGTTGTGCAAAATGTAAAGCAAATGATTTTTCACCAATTGAAGAGATTTATTCAATTGATAAATGGCAACTTGATGCTCACGCATATTGGAAATCCTCCGGCGATAGATTTATGAGTTATGAAGAATTGGCTGCATGTGATATGAAAGCAGTTTTTAACCGTTGGCGAGAATTTGACAAAAATAATGTTTACAGCTATGATGAGCATTTGAAAGTTTGCAATGATCTGGAAAAGGCAAATAAACTAAGTCGTTTATTTATGACCATTCCACCAACATCTCCAACGGATATGGTTTGGACAGATGTAAATCGAATGCATACTCTTAACGCAAATCAAGCCAATCGAAAAAAGGAAAAGCACATTTGCCCGCTTCAATTGGATATCATCGAAAGATTGATAAACAGATTTACAATGAAAGGCGATGTCGTTGATGATCCTTTCGGAGGTTTGTTTTCCACGGCATATAAAGCACTTGAAATGGAACGCAAATCGATATCTGCAGAGCTGAATCCAAATTATTATGATGATGGTCTTTTTTACCTGAAATCAATCGAGTACAAAATCAGTGTTCCAACTTTATTTGATTTAGCGATATGACAGATTCTCAATTACAAATAGAAACAAAAGCATTTATTGATCATGTAAAAAAACAGGCTGATTCATCAACTCAGCTTGTTTTTTGGATTGATTTATTTTGCGGTGCCGGCGGAACTTCTACAGGAATTCACTTTACAGACATTCCAAATATGTTTGTTGCAGCATGTGTTAATCATGATAAAAAGGCAATTTTAAGCCACGCTCAAAATCATCCTGATACATTGCATTTTACAGAAGATATTAGAGATTTCGAAGTTGTTAAAAAACTTAAATATTTATGTGATGAACTTAGAAAAGCTTTTCCTAACTGTAAAATAAATATTTGGGCTTCTCTGGAATGTACCAATTTTTCAAAGGCCAAAGGGGGTCAGGCTAGAGATGCGGATAGTCGGACTTTAGCAGATCACATGTTTATGTACTTAACAATTTTAGATCCTGATTACTTCTGGGTTGAAAATGTCAGGGAGTTTATGAGCTGGGGTCCTCTTGATGAAAAAGGTAAACCAATATCAAGAACAGCTGGTAAAGATTATATATACTGGATTGATAAAGTTTGTTCACATGGTTATCAATACGATTCAAGAATATTGAATTCGGCTAATTATGGAGCTTACCAAAGTAGAGAAAGATTATTTATTCAATTTGCAAAAAGGCTAACTACTGGAGTTGGTATTAAATCTTTACCAATAGCATGGCCAGAACAAACACATACAAAAGACAAAGTTGAAAGTCCATTATTTCCTATGGATAAATGGAAAGCAGTTCGAGAAGTTTTAGATCTAGATGATGAAGGTGTAAGCATATTTGAAAGAAAAAAGGGACTTTCAGACAATACACTTAAAAGAATTTACGCTGGTCTTTTAAAATTTGTCGCTAATGGAGATGAAGTTTTCACTAAACGTTACAATGGTGGCAAAATAAAACCAGAACAAAAAGTAAATTCTATTGAAAAACCAATGGGTACAATTTGTACAAATGGAACTCATGCTTTGGTAAAATCTGTTTTCCTGAAGAAGTATTATTCTGGAAGGCCAGAAGGTAAAGTAATTGGAGTTGATGGTCCGGCCGGAACAATTACAACTGTAGGTGGCCAAGCTATTGTCACAGCTTCACATCTGAATACTTATTATGGTAATGGAGGCGTTCATTCAATTGATAAACCATGTCCAACAATAACAACTAAGGATAGAGTTGCTAAAGTTGATGTAAATTTTATAGATCAACAATACGGTAATTCTTTACCTACAGATATAGAAAGTCCAATAGGAAGTTTAACGCAAAATCCAAAGTTTGCCTTAGTTAAAACAAAGCCTTGGATAATGGATACCAATTTTAATAATATTGGAAAAAGCATTGATGAACCATCTGCAACTATATTAGCTTGTCATAAGTACCCTTATATAGTTAAAGCTAAGCAATACATATTCAATCCGGCTTGGGGTGGAAATAATGGTAGTATTGAAAATCCATGTTGTACGGTTGTTGCGCGACAAGATAAAGCCCCTTTGTATCTAGTTTCAACTGAACTTGGCGAAATAACAATTCCAATTTATGAAAGTGATTCTGAAACGATGATCCTTATTAAAAAGTTTATGGTTTCTCATGGAGTTATTGATATTAAAATGAGAATGCTAAATATTCCTGAATTAAAACAAATTCAAGGATTTCCAAAAGACTATAAACTGATAGGTACCCAAACTGAGCAAAAGAAGTTTATCGGAAATGCGGTTGAGGTAAACCAAGCAAAAGCATTAGTGAAAAACAATTACAGATCATTGCAACAACACTCAATGAAAATATCAGGATAATGAGCCAGCTAAACCTTTTCGAAGAATACGAAATAGATCAAAGAAACGAAAAACTATCAAAGGCTGCCAATGATATATTGGCAGCTGTAAATGATGGAATGAAAGTAAAATATGAACCTCACTATTACTTTCAGGAAGGCGGCTTAATTGTATTGATGGCAGTAAATAAATTCAAGGATGCAATATTTAATATCCTTGATCTGGACGGAAATGTGCCAAGGGAATTTGGCTCATGCTGGCGAAACATTCAGCACATAAAACAAGATTTAACTAAATACAAATCACAATATGAAAATCACATTAAACAGTAAAAATTTATTAGAAAAACTATTAATCTTAAATGGAGTTATCAATTCTTCAAACACACTCCCAATATTGGATAACTTCTTATTTGAAATTGATGGGAATCAGCTTAAAATAACCGCAACGGATTTGGAAACTACAATTACCTCAACATTGGAAATTACATCTCCGGACAAAGGATCCGTTGCGATATCGGCCAGAATGCTGATAGATATTTTAAAAACGTTTCGGGAGCAGCCTCTTGTCTTTTCGGTTTTGGAAAACAGTATTATTGAGATAAGTTCAGAGTCCGGAATTTATTCAATTGCTTATGCCGATGCAAAAGATTATCCTAAATCCGTGGAACTCCAAAATGCTCAGACTTCAATTATCAATTCTAAAGTTTTAGCAAAAGCAATTAATAAAACAATTTTCGCCACCGGAACAGATGATTTAAGGCCAACAATGACAGGTGTTTTGTTTCAGTTTTCACCATTAGGGTTAAACTTTGTCGCAACGGACGCTCATAAGTTGGTAAAATATTCAAGAACAGATATTATTTCAGATGAGGAAATCGATTTAATTGTTCCAAAAAAGCCTTTGAATGTTTTAAAAGGTATTCTTTCAACATTAGATGTTGAGGTAGAGTTATCATACAATCAAACAAATGCAATTTTTACTTTTGAGGATTACGTACTTCTTTCGAGACTGGTTGAAGGTAAATATCCAAAATACGAAAGTGTTATTCCAAAGGAAAATCCCAATAAAGCAATTATTAATAGAAATCAGCTTTTAAGTTCCGTAAAGTGTGTTTCTATATTCTCAAATAAAACAACCAAACAAGTTGTGATTAATTTTGCCGGTAACGAAATACAGCTTTCTGCTGAGGATGCTGACTACTCAAATAAGGCTGATGAGCGATTAAATTGCAATTATCAAGGCGAAGACACTATAATCGGTTTTAATGCAAAATACATGTCCGAAATCATTAGCATTTTAAATTCTGAAGAACTGAACTTTGAATTTTCACTACCAAATCGAGCAGCAATTATAACTCCTGCAGATGGAGAAGTTCCAGAAGAAAAACTTCTCATGTTAATTATGCCATCATTAATAACTTAAAAAATACAATCATGAAAAAATATTTAGGATTTACAGTCACAGAATGGATTTCTATAGTAATTCTATTCGCAGTAGTTGTAAAAGTGTCTATGTATATCATAGACAATGGAAAAAGATAATATCCTTATTCTATATGGGAATTTTTGGTTGTCGCCAAGGTAGCTAGTTATAATGATCGTATCACTGAATGGAATAATAAGGGAATTTTCATTGAATCCAGTCAAATTATAGCCAGACTTTCAAACCGTCCTTAATTGGGCGGTTTTTTATTAACTCAAAAAAATTAAACTTATGGAATTTATAGATGGTGAATTCGAATATGAAGGATCTGAATTGGAAAATATGGAGATGCCGACTCCATGTCAAAAATGCGGTGAATGGTTTGATCTACATACCGGATATGGTTCAAAAAAATGGTTTCCTAAAACAACAATATGCTCAGACTGTCACGAACTTGAAGAAGATGAGATTGATATTGATGAAGAAATTTCAGACCTAAAAGAAACAATTTCTGATGCTGAAGATACTATTTCAACAGCAAAGAAAAGACTAAAAGAATTGGCTGACAATGGTCACGATATAGAATAAAACCAAAATACGTAATAATTCAATTTATTACATAAATACACCATAAACTTATGAATGATGAAGAAAATGCAAAACAGGAATTAATGAATATGTCAAGTGAACAACTTGAACTTGTAGATCATGATTTATTCAAATGGATATGCTCAGGAAAAAACTGCTGCAGATCAACAAAAGTTAGAGATTATGGTATTCATCCAATTTACTATCATAAGCGAATTACTCCTCATTTCATGAACATGAACTATTTCTATTTCATGTGTGCAAAACATTATAAAATTTACAAAGCTTTAATCAAAAACTATCCAGTTGAAAAAGTCAGAGAAAAGCTTTTCGACTTTACAAAACCGCGATTAATAAAATTATAAATTATGGATGCAAATTATTATTTCTGCTCACAAGCAGTAGTTGATCAGTTCAAACCAGAACAAGTTTCTAAACCTTTTAAAAGTGGCTTTCAAATCGATGGATATACGCCTCATTATGTTGCCTGGCTAAACTGGGATGAAGTGAAAAAGCATTATGATGAAGTTGTAGTTCCTAATAAAGAAAAAGACTATGATGCTTATTCAAACTTTTGGGCACAGGAATTAGTTCCGGGGCAAATGTATGTTAAGGATATTGATTTGGAGCAAGCTAAGTTATTTGGTTTGTTATGGGAAATAGAATTAAAAACCGGATTAACTAAAACCAATAATCAAGCAATGACAATTTACAATCTTACTGAAAGGGAAGGATTGAATCCTATTGACTTGATTAATAAAATAGCTTAGTGATGACTAAAGAAACAAAAATACAAATGGAATGGATCGAACTTGGTTTCGAGCCATCAAGCTTTGATGAAGGTGGTTGGATTGATTTCAATGATCTCCCGGAGGACTTCGACATAGGCAACTTAGATGCAAAGCATTATCAAGAACCTGATGTGGATTACAGAACTACTTTGGTTCGCCCTAAAGATTTGAGAGGCTTAGAAGATAACAACGGTTGGATTAAAATTGATAGTGAAGCCGATTTACCGAAAGATAAATCTATAGAATTTGATATTTGCAGATTTGAGAAAGATGGAACATTTGTTTCCGACAAGGCTATTGGTTATAGTAATCTTAAATTACATGTAAGAGATAAATTAATTACACATTATAAACCAACTGATGTATTAAATCCACCATTATACTAAAGCCATGACAACAGATCAATTAAAATACAAGATAGGATTTCAAATTGGTTTAATGCAATTCTTAGGAAAAACAGAAGAGCAAACCATTGAAGATATAACTCAACTGGCAGTTGATTATGCTGAACCGATAAAGGAAGTTTTAAAAGAATTGGTTCAACTTAAAGACTGGAAAGATAGTCAAGGCAAAGATGAAGTTTATTTAAAATCTATGCCGGAAGTTTGGGAGAAAGCAAAACAACTAATTAAAACTATAGATGTATGAGTAAGTTTAAAAATGTAAAATGGGAAGTAGTAGAGCATAGCTGGTCCGACACTTCAATTCAGGATCAAGATGGAAACGTCATTTGTACAAAATCAATTTACGATGAAGCTACAGAATAAACTCAGGACCAACTTGAAAGTGAGGTTTCGGATAACTTTAATTTGATTGCAGTTGCTCCTGTAATGTTTCAAGAGCTGGTTAAAATATTTGAAACCTACGATAAAGGAACTGAGACTTACAAAAGGCTTGACGAAATAATTAATCGTGTAACATCATGAAAGCATTATCTATCAAACAACCTTGGGCGCATCTAATAGCTGCCGGGATAAAGGACATTGAGAACAGAACCTGGCGAACTAATTTCAGAGGCAGGATTTATATTCATGCATCTGGAAAAGTTTATCCATTTTTCAAAGGAAATAATTTAGCGTTTCCAGTAGATCAATGGGAGGTGATAAAGAAGAGGGTTGATGTACATAAACAAGAAGAGCATGATAAATTCTTTTTAACCTCTGCTATTATCGGTGAAGTTGATATTGTTGATTGCGTTATTAATCATTCAAGTATTTGGGCTGAAAAAACACCAATGAATCACTATCCAATTCCAAAAGATAAAAAAATTTATAATTGGGTGTTAGCTAATCCTATCCTTTATGACAAACCAATTCTAAATGTAAAAGGAAAGCTTTCTTTCTGGGAGTTCAGAGAATTAAAAGAATGCCGTTGCTGCACTAATAATGAAGCAGATGAAGAATTGCATGTTTGTGAAAGATGTGAGCAGGAATTTTGCTCATATTGTCAAGCTCCTTATAATCAATTTAGCCAAATAGATTATAACTGCTGTAATTATTGTGCAGATAAAGATGATAAAAACTAAAAAATTATTTTCATGCTGACAAAATAACAGAACCACTCTCACTTTTGGACCGAAAATAAGATAGTATACGAAAGCTATAATACAATTCGGGGTTTACGCTTCAGACAGATTGAAGAATTATGGTTTTACTATCCAGATCACCAAAAACTAACACAACCAATGATTGATTATCTAAACCGGATGTTTGAAAATAAACCAGAATTAAAAGAAGAAATTCCTATAGTCCAGGAACAACCTCAACAGGATCAATTATCATTATTTTAAAAATATAATTTATGGATGCAGATATACAAGGCTGTCTAAATCAAATAGACAGAAGTTACAAAGCTTTTCAACATAACGGTAAATCATTGACAAAATTAGAAGTACAGGCAGTTTTAGAGTACGGAAAAGCACAAGGATATAAATCTGTTTCTGAAATAAAAGATTCAGATGTTGATGATATCCTAAATAAAGTCAACAAAATAAAACCAATAAAATAATTATGAAAAAAATAACCTTACTTCTGACTATATTAATTTTAGTGTCATGTACTGGCAAAAGAAGAGATTTTTGTATAAGATTAAAATCTAACGAAAATTCTAGTTATTCATGGATATATTGCGATAGCGTTAAAATGAAATCCAAAAATGAAGCCATTTTTTACATAAATGGAAAGGGAAACAATTTATTTGGCTACGAAATTAGTATTCAATCAAATTAATTTGAACTACATTTTTTTCGTATTTCAGTATTTTAAACATTCCTTTAAAATAAGTATCTAAGGCAATAAGTTACACGGGCCGGAGATAAAAATATTATTACAGTTTTTCAGCTTGCTTTTTGATAAAAGATATAAGATCTTGGTGATTTTTTTCATTGAATGAATGTCTAGTGTTATTTGGATTGTTTTTGCTTTTGAAAGTAGCGTAAGCAATTCCCATAGCATCGGCAGCTTTAACGCCAGTCATTCCGAAATCATTAAGTACTTTGTGTATTTTGTCAATTGGTTCCATATTGTTTTAATTATTATATTTACTGCAAATTTAATTTTAATAGTTAAGTTTCCTTTCTACAAAAGGTAAAAACCTCTCGTATTGAGAGGTTTTTTTGTTTATTTTGAATTATGATCACGCATTATTATAAAATTGTAATCAATGAAAAATTTACCGTTTTTTGATTTTGCAATTCTTTTTGCGTTTATTTTATATGTAAACCCTCCAATCCACTCATCATCTTGATTAGAAACTCTCCAATATGGATAATCAAGTATTTCTGCTTTCCACCAAATAACAATTTTTTTAGGTATATTTTTTAATTTATTAGGCATAATTGTTTTTTTTAAGAGGAGGTTTTTACACCCCCTCTGATTAATTAATTTAAAGCTCTAAAGTGTCCATTGTCTTTGTGATACCACTTCTTTTTTCCTGAGTCAGTTTCAATCATGAATCTGTAGTTGTCAGTGTTTATAACCTCATATTTTTTTTCCTTTGTCAGGTGAATTGTGCTAGCTGAATGGACAAAAACACATTTTACAAAATCCCCAATTTCAACCTCTTCTAAATCTTTTAACTTTTGTTTTGGTTCAACTACTTCTTTAATATTCAAAGATTCTAATCTAACCTGATCGTGATATGCTTCCACGATATCTAAAGCTTTCAAATAAACTTCTCTTGTAATCATAATTTTAAATTTAATAATTAATAATCGTTTCAATTCTACCATGTAAATGTACGATACTTTTTGGTATCGTAATAAGGTTTTAACAAACTTTAACATATTTTGCAACTTAATAGCAATATTTGTTACTTTTGTTCTTTCAATACTCCACAATGAAAATAAATAATCTCACTTTAAAACAAGAAGCATTCTGCCAAGCTTATATTCGTTTGGGAGACAAGTCAGCTGCGTATCGTGAGGCTTATTCTTGTTCTAAAATGAAGTCTGAAACAGTTCATGTAAAAGCCAACGAACTATCAAAAGTCGGTAAGGTATCGGTAAGGATAATAGAATTGCAATCTGTTGTTGCTGATATCGCTGATAAAGAATTTAAGATCACTTCTGAGGAGATGCTTCATCATTTAAACATCCTTCGTAAAGCCAGAATCGATGAATACGTAGAGTATTTTGAATATGACTTTCCAATAACTACAACAACCGGATCCGGAAAGAATAAAGTTGTTTCAACCATTATAGAAAAAAGAACTGAGTTAAGATTAAAGACTTTCGATAAACTCACTGAAGATCAATTAAAAGCTATTGAAGGAATCAAACAAACGAAATATGGCATTGAAATTAAACTTCACGGAAAAGAATGGTCAATGGAGAAAATCAATAAGCATATTGGATTTTACGAAAAGGATAATGAACAGAAGAATAAAGTTGAGATTTCAAGCCCGGAAGAGCGTGATGCAAGGATTGCAGCATTGAAAGCAAAATTAAAAGATTAGTGTTAATATTCTTTTGATTAAAAAATAACATAATTTGTTACTTAATTGTAAAATATGTTAGCTTTGTATTCTATGAAACAAGTCAGATATCTCTTAATTGCATTCATCGGGATGATGTTTACAACGGTCACGGCAAACACTACTGCCAAGCTGGAGGAAAAGCAAAAAATCGAATCTGTTTCTTATGAAACTGGATTTGAAATTAAACAACCAACATCATGATAGAAATTGTAAACGGAAGAGTATTTGTCGAAGGAAAAGAAACTGTTGATACTAATTTGATAGGATACGCCGTGTTGGATGTAGCTGAAAACTCGGTTATTAAAAGTGATTCTCCAAAAAAGATTGTAAATCCTAAGATAAATACAAAAGTAGTTCATTCTAAAACCAAAGATGCATTTAATGTAATTGGTACAAGCTTAGGGAATAAATATAAGATTGCTAGAATCCCTTATATCGATATTGGCCCAGAAAAAAAAGAGGCTCTAAATCATGCATTATTTATATCAATGTGTTTTAATAACTCAGACTCTTTAATGGATTTTTTAAACAAGTCTACAAATGATAATAGTCTACAGGAATTTATAACTACAAAATAATTAAAAGATGAATGCAATACCCTTTAAAGAATCAACAATAGAATTAGGTAAACCGGTATCAATGACAGATGAAGAATGCTCCGGACTTCACGTTTATCAAAATCCAGACGGGACATGTATCTCATGTTGGACCACATCTTTTTGGGAGCGTCTAAAGTTTTTATTTCATGGTAAAATATGGTTAGGAGTTTTATCTGGACAAACTCAACCTCCAGTTTGGATTGACTGTACTAAAACCGTTTTCATTAAAAATTAAATTGAATGCCAATAACGGATGCCGAAATATTAGAATTAGAATATCTTTTGAAAGAAAGAGATATTGATATTTTAAAAAAAGGGCTCAACAATCCTAAAGATAAAAATGTCAATTATGATTTTTTACATTCAGCAATACTTGAACAAAATTATAATGAACGTGGTGAATTAATATCCGGATTCAGAGGCTGTGCATTAGAAGGATCTTCCAGATCTGGCAAAACATGGTCCGGAGTTGATATAATTATTTGGCTTTGCTTGAACGTTCATCAAAATGATTCTTGCACAATAAATATTTATCGTGAAACATACAACGAGTTTAAAACTACTCTTTATGATGATTTCAAAAGACGTTTAGATGATTTTGATTTGCCAAATCCATTTCATAAAGCAAAAGAAATTAAAAGCTTTAGAATAGGTAAAAGCACGATTTTCTTTTTGGGTGACGGAAAGCACGGGGGAGGTTGTGATTATGCTTTTTACAATGAGGTAATGTTTTTAAGGCAACATGTTTTTGATCAATCTGAAATGCGTTGCCGTAAATTCTGGTGGGCTGATTATAATCCTTCGGTTACTGAGCATTGGTTTTTTGATAGTGTATTATCTAGGCCGGATGTTGGGTTTTTAAGAACTACATATTTGGATAATATAAAACATATTTCATCAGGAGAAAAAAATAAAATACTATCCTATGAGCCGTGGCTACCTGATTCTTATTTTGTAGAAGATTCTGAAATATACTGTTTCAATAGTTCAACGTCTAAAGTTGAAATAGTCAGCAAAACAAATCAGCCACCTCCGCATCCGGAAAATATTCAAAACGGAACCTCTGATGAATTTATGTGGAAGGTTTACGGACTTGGATTAAGAGGTGCAATGAAAGGAGTTATTTTCAATCACGTTACATGGATTGATACATTTCCAGATATTGCACACATTTATACTAACGACTTTGGTTTTACAACAGATCCTAATTCATTAAATAGATATGCTGAAGATGAGTTTAATATTTGGATAGAACCTTTGTGTTATGAGCCAATTGAAACATCTTCTGAATTAGCTGAAGTGTTAATTGCTCATGGTGTTAAAAAAAATACCGATGAATATAGTAATGATGGAGATATAGTTATTTGCGATAGTTCTGATAAGTATACCGGCGAAAATAAAGGAACTGTTGAAATGGTTTCAGCATTAAAAAAAGATTTATTCAACGCCTCTAAAGTAAGTAAAACCAAATCTATTATGTTTTGGCTTAACTCAATGAAAGCAAAGAAAATACACATAGTGAAAAATCACTTATACAAACAGGTTAAAAAAGAAAAGGAAAATTACAGAATGAAAGAGGTGAATGGAATTGCAATAAATCAACCAATAGATTCTTTCAATCACATATGGGATTCATCCAGATACGGACATATGGCGCATAACACTACGTCAACCACATACAAAATGACAGAAGAACAAAGCAAAAACTTAAACTATTAAAATATTATGGAAGATATTCTTGAATTACTAAAATCAGATCCTAAAAAAGCTATCGAAACAATAAGATCTCAAAGCACAAAAAAATCTGATGATATTGATAAATACATCAAAGAATACCGTGATTTTGATAGAAACCAAAGAGAAGGTCAGCTTGAAAAAATACAAATGGATAAAAATTTAGATGCTGGTAAAGTATCTAAAATGGTTAAAATATACATTAATCATGCTCAAAATATTGTTGAAACCTTAGCAGCTTTTGTTATTGGAAAACCTGTTACTTTAATTCCTTCTGAAGATAATAACCTAGCTAAATTAGTAAAACAGATATGGAGGGTAAACAGAATAGATTCTAAAATTTTAGATTCAACCATTATAAAATTTTCTCAAACCCAAGTAGCAATGCAATTTTATATTGTAGACGCTGGAGAATCATCTATCTTAAGTAAAATTCTAGCATTCTTTAGTATCAAAGCAGGTGTGAAAGAGATAAAAGTAAAAGTTCTTGACAATACTAAAGGAACAATGACGCCTTATTTTGACACCAAAGGAGATATGCTGTTGTTTATGTGGGAGTATAAAATGAAGGAAGGTGATAAGGAAATAAATAATGTGCAGATATGGAATACAGACAATATGTTGCATTTAAAAGATTTAGTGCCTTTTTCTTATTTACCTCATGGATTCGATAGAATTCCTATTGTATATGATAGCCAAGACGAACCACTTTGGTATACTGTTAAATCGCCAATTGATAGACACGAAGTTGCTTTATCAAAATTAGGTGATGCAAATGATTATTCTGGGCATCCTATTTTAGTGACTGAAGGTGTGGTTGAAAATATGCCTTTAAAGAGTGAAAGTGGTAAGCATTTCAATATTCCAATAAAATTAGGTGGTGATGATGGAAAAACAGTAATAAAAGGAAGTGTTAGTTTTCTTGAAGCAAAAACGGCACCCGAAAGCAATAAACTAGAACTGGATAAACTAGAGGACACTATCGCTTACGGTTCAGGGATACCTAATCTATCGCTTGAAAAATTAAAATCACTTGGTAATGTTGCTGAAAAAACAGTAAAACTGATGTTTTTGGCAACTGACATTAAGGCTTCTTTGAAACAATCTTACACTAGAACATTTGTAGAAAGATGCTTGAATATAATTATTTCAGGTGTTACAAAAACAACGAATACTTCAATGGCTAATGAGGGTAAAGGGCTATATTATGATATTCAATTTAATTCAATATTACCATCTGATATTGCTGAAACAGTTACTTATCTTAAAGATGCTGTAGAGGGTAAATTTGTTAGTCAAAAAACAGCCATAGGACTAATTGATTTGGTAGATGATCATGATGCTGAGGTACTTCAAATAGAATTAGAAAATAAAATAACAGAAGCTAAACCTCCAATAGTAACAAAATAGAGACAAGAAAATCACTAACTAGCCACTCCTAACCGAGTGGTTTTTTTATGTTTTAATTTCTTATTTTTATTTAGTCTAAATAAAAATAATATTTATTACATTTGTTATCTAAATAATTAAGAAACAAATACTCACAACTATGGCAGTAGAAAAACAAAAAGTGATTGCAAGACTTAAGGTGTTATTCCCTAAGGCTAATTTATCACAACAAAGGCTAGACGCAATTGCGGATAAACTTGCAAAAAAACCAGCAGATGATGCTGATGATACAGCTATTGATGCAGTGATAAATGATTTCAACGATGTGTTAAGCATAGAAGAAATTGCAAAAGGGGATGATAGAACTCGCACCCTTGAAGCGGAAAAAAAGAAATCTGAAGAACTAGCAGCAAAGAAAAAACCATCAAAAGAAGAAGAGGAAGAAGAAGTTATTGAAATTGATAAAGATATTCCAGCTTGGGCTAAAGCTATTTTGGAATCAAACAAAAAACTTACTGCTGACTTAGAATCAATCAAATCTGGAAATATTACTCAATCTAAAAAAGAAATTGCTCAAAAAACTTTTGAAAGTTCAGAAATCTTAAAAGGATTAAAGCCTGAATTAAAAGACCGCTGGGTAAACAGAATAGATATTAATTCCGAAACTCCAATCGAGGATCAAATCAAAGAATTAGAATCTGAATATTCCGATTTAGTTCAAGTAACTGCTGATAGTAATGTTTATGGAGGTCCAGCTGGTGGAGGTAGAGGCGTTGAAAAAATGTCTGCTGATTCAGCTAAATCCATTGTTGAGGGGATATTAAAAAATTAATTTAATCAAAATTTAAAAACATGGATCCAGCTAACTTGAACGGAACAGTTCAGCAAATAATCAATCCTACTGCTGGGATGTGCGTTATTAAAACGACAGCAGATGTCAGAGCAGGGAAAACACTAGATGTTTCTGGTTATACTCCAACTGATTTGACAATCAAAGAAGGTCATGTAATAATTGAGGAAACATCAACAGGTAATTTAAAACCTTTAGATATTTCATCAGGAGTATATGTATCATTGCCAGGAGCTCACACTTATAAAGGTGTGCTTACAGCTGATATTCTAAAAGCAAAACCTATGGCCGCAATAACAATTGCAGGAGTAGTAAACGATGCTTTAGCACCATACGAAATTGGTTCAACAATCAAAACGGCATTGGGAAATATTAACTTTATAAAAGACTAAAAAATGGAAAGTAGTTTATTTATAGAATACGTTGACGGCAATTCTCTTCAAACAGTAGCTGATCAAACATATGCAACAATTAACGGTTCGGAAGCTCCATTAAAGTATGCCTATAAAGAAATGTTGTCAATGAGATATGAACCTACACTTGATGTTTCTACATTAAATTCTGACAACGTATTTGTTGCAGCTGATGTGGTTTCTACAGATGCTAGTTTAGCGTTAAAAACTCGTGATTCTGTTTCTAAAAATGTTGGAACAATTCCTAAAGTGGGTTTAATGTTTGCTTTGAATGAATCAACATTCAAAAAAATAATGATTATGAAAGCGCAAGGTTTCAAATCATTGATGGGTCAAATTGTGAATCTTATATTTCAAGATCCTGTTCGTGCAATTGTAGGTATGATGGAAGTCGCAGAGTTTATGTTTCTTGAGGCATTGTCTTCTGGGGTTACATCTATTTCTGATGCCGATAATCCAGGATTAGCAATTAGATTTGACTATAAATATCCGGAAAGCAATAAGTTTGGAGTTTCAAAGATTTGGTCAGATCCAACATCAGATCCAATAGCAGATATTGATAATATTTTAGATGCAGCGTCTGAAAAAGGTGTAACGCCTCAGTTTTTGCACATGGATAAAGCTACTTTTAATTTGTTTAAAAACAATACAAAAGTAAAAGAGTTTTACACTCAATCCGTGACTCAAATTTTAATTAGTGGAACTCCTTTAGCGGCACCTTCGTTAAGCGCAATTAACACTGCATTAATGGACCAATATGGTTTAACAATTGTTGTATATAACAGAAAGGTTAATTTCGAGAAAAACGGAGTGAGAACTTCAAAATCTCCTTGGGAAGCTAACTCAGTTATTTTTACTACAAGTATGAATGTAGGTTCGTTTGTGTGGTCAGACTTGCCGGAATCTCAGTCTCCAGTTAAACAGGCAACTTATGCAACGGTTGATAGTTGGATTTTAATTTCTAAGTATTCAGAAACTAATCCATTTAAAGAGTTTACTACGGCTTCTGGATTTGGTATTCCTGTAATTGAAAATGTTAATTCTATTTTCAAAATGGATACGAATGAAGCTCAAACAACAGAAGAACAAACAGAAGATGATGCAACTATTACCATCTACGAAGATTCAACTGTAACGGTAGTTAATTTGGTTAATGCCTTGAATGGTGTTAAATCTAAACCTGCTGCAACAACTGATATGACGGATGTTCAATTGATTGGGTTAGTAAATGCATTGAGTGATGCAAAAGAAACTGCATTGAAATCTATACTTGCTATTCCGATAGTTAGTGCCGGAGCAGATACAACAGCCAACTCAGCAACTAAAGCGTTATTAGGAACTGCAACTGCTGCAACTGGAAAAACTATTGAATCAGTTCTTTGGACTCAGGTATCTGGACCAAATACAGCTGGATTTAGTGCTGCTACAGCTTTAAGTACAAATGCTACAGGTTTAGTTACTGGTACATATGTGTTTAAATTGACTGCTACAGATAGTGAAGGAACAATTGCAAGTGATACAATTTCAGTTGTAGCAACAGTAGCATAATATGTATAGCCAAGACGCAATAGATGCATTAATAACAAGAATAGGTTGGTCTGATATATCATCAGACCTTCCTTTCGATTTATCTGATGAAAACGAAACATCTGATTCGGGAAAAACATTTAGTTTCTATCACTATTTAGTTTTGGTAGATAATATTTACGCTTCGGTTCCGGATCCTGAAATGGATGAAGAAGACTTTAATTTATTTCTTTCTGATATCCGTAAACAGGCTGTTTTGAATGTTTTGACATCTATTTTTGATCAACATGTGGATTATGTTTTAACTCAGGATTATTCTTCAGTTATTGAACAGAGATCGAACATATTTGATGATGTTATAGGCTACACAGTTGCTATTAAAATGATTGAATTGTTCATTTCTACAACCAGATCAAACTTCAGTGAGCGAAATGCTAAAATGAGTTATCAATCTTTAAAGGTTGAACTTGAAGGAGCGAAAAACGAAAACGGTCATTTCATTGCTAAAGGGATTGTTTACAAACTGGAGAAATCAATTAGAAAGGCAAGGGAAATTATATTTCCAATTTTGCCAATTGTAACGTCTAAATCTGTTTGGTAAAATGAACTATACTATCACAAATCCAAAAGGAATTGATAAAGCAATTCAAAAAATTCAAACTCATTTGTTTGATAAATTAACCTGGAGTGATGTTAAAGTTTATGGCCGGGTGTTTGAAAACCCATCTAAATCAAAAGGAACTACAATTGAGGCGTTCAAATCTGGGAAAGACTATAAAGATGTGTTTCTAAATGATAAAAATACCGCAACTATCTTTTTTATTGAGGACAATAAGCATACAACCAGTGAAGGAATAAGGTTTACAAATAAGGTTAAAGTAGTCTTTATGGTAAATTTAAATAAGGTTTATCCGGACATTGCTCACAGAGCTGATATGGAGGTAGAAATTGAGGCAGTTGAATTATTAAGAACCCGGGCAAATTTTTCTATGACAGAAATTGAAAAGGGAGTTGCTGAGGTATTCAAAGGATTCAATACTGATGGTATAAAACTTATCGATATGCAGCCTTATCATGTTTTCTCAGTAAACGGAGATCTTACTTATCAAATAAGTTGTTTAACAAACTAAAAAAAATTAATCATGAGTACACACTTAGAAATATGTGGCGGTGAAGCCGCAACAAAGAATACAGGCTTCAAGGAGCAATGTATCGAATCAAAATTACAAATTCCAATCATATCAGACGGGTATGAATTCGCAACTGTTTCAGCATTTAAAACTGTAGCAACTTGGAAAACTGCCCAGCAAAACAAACATTTAGTACCATTATTTCCGGTTTATGAATTGGCAGATGCTTCTACTGAAGACACAAAGTTTGAAAGCGGTAACTTTTCTAAAATTACGGCCAAAGGAGTTGAAAAGATAACATTTGAATGCTACATCAGCGTATGTGCTTATGCTGCTTTAAAATCTTATGAAAATTCAGGCAAGTATGGTGAACTGTTCGAATTCAATGAAGATGGTGATTATTCTGGAGTTTTTGCTGCTGATGGCGTTAAAGTAAAAGGTAGAAAAATTAAATCATTAACCGTAACCAGAATTCGCGCAACTAAAGACAAAGTTCCGTATGTAAAAGGAGAAATCACTTTTGCAGATAAAGACGATGTTTTGAATGCTGTAATTGTAAAATCAGATCTTACCGAAACCGATTTGGAAGGAATTTTTGATGTTGAACTGGCACAAGTTGGAACAGCATCAACTACATCAATAAAATTTACGGCTACTGCAGGATGTTCCGGAGGAGGTGCTTTAGTGACATCTTTGGTTGCTGCTGATTTTGTATTATTAGATCCTACAGGTGCAGCTGATACATTCACTTTAACTCCGGCTGATGCCGATGGAGTTTATGAAATTGTTGGAACAGGTTTTACAACCGATTATACTATTTCATTAGATGGAGTTGTTGCTCAAACAACAATTATGTATGAATCTCCTGAAGCATTAACTGTAACGGTTACACCATAATGAAAAAGGTTTATTTAGGAATAGAATTCGCAGAGGACTATAATAAGTCCTTTGCGGAATTTAAAGCTGATTTTGGCTCAAATCACATCTTTAAAAAATTCCAACCAAAGGAAAGAGAGCAAGAATTAAAAAAGGCTTATAAAATAGCAACAGGATCAACAAAATCAGATGGGAACGTTTCAGGAACAATTGGCAAGGTCAAAGAAGTTACAACCCAACCGGCTGAAGAATGATCTTTTTAAATATATCAGAAGTATTGAAAAAGATTTACTAGACCTGGAGAAAAAAAGAATTTCAGAAGATAGTAAAGATATTTTCGGAAATCCAATTGGATTTTATTCAGAAGCTACGGAAATATTATCCGGTGGGAATAAAAAAGCAGGAGATCCATTTACCGGTATTGATACTGGTGATTGGTTTAAGGGATTCAATATGCAAGAAGTTGCAGGAGTTATCAGATTTAGTTCTACTGATTCTAAAAATTCAATAATCCTTAGCAATGGACCAGACAATACTTGGCTATCTGATGAGCTATTTGGATTAACTGATAAAGAATTAAAGGAGGTAATCACAAGTAGGTTACTTCCTTTTTTTATAAAAAATTCTAAAAATATACTTCAAATATGATTTACAAATCACTTGATACAATTCCATATAAATTATTTGTTGAAATTTCAGAGACACTTAATGTAAAACTCTTATGTAGTGATGAAAATCAAGAAGTTGATATTGAAGAATTAACGAATATCTGGAATGATCTTTATGATAAGCATTTGAGTAAAAATCAAACTTCTGAATCAAAAAAAATATTCAAATTATCCAAAGAAGTTGACACTTTTATTACACTTCATAAAGTTGTTTTAATGGCTTGTTATTCGCTTAGGTTCGAATTTAATGAGGACATGTATAATATTCTAATTTCAAAAAATTACAAATTATCAATTGAAGATACTCTTTCATATTATTCTGATATAGATAAAATTGAGCGAGAGGCTAATGCATATATAATTAAAGCTGAATATTATAAAGGCATGTTGCCGGATCCTGAAGAAAACACAAATACTGATTATACTGTTGATGATATCATGGCCAGTCACTCTGCAATTTTAGGATATGATATTGGAGCAGATTATAACCTGGTGACCTACAATAAATATTACGCAACAGAAAAGCAGGTGAATGCTAAAATAAAATCTATTCAGAACCAAATTCAAAAGAACAATGGCAAATAATAACGGAATAATTACACGAAAAGATATCATTTCTGATGATGCTTTGAATTTTGGTGAAGTATACGCCAAACAGCTGAAAGTTGCTATTGATGCGAATGAAGTTTTAGTTAAATCTGTTAAAGAATTAAATAGCGAAGTTCAAAATTTTAAAACTGCAAATAATCAAAAAGACTATATAACAGCCAAACAAGCCGCAACACTTGCAACACAGCAAGCAATAGCCGCAATTAAAGAACAAGAAGCTGCCGAAATATCTGCTAACAAAATTAAGATATCGTCTATTGCATTATCTGAAGCGGAAAGAAAAGCCAAATTAGCATTGGCAGATTCTGAGAGTAAACTTCAAAAGGCCAAAGATTCCGGCGTTAAAATGACACTTGAGGAAAAAATATTATTAGCGGAAACCACAAAAGAATTAAAATATCAAGCCCGTGAAAGATTGGGTTTGGTTGGAGCGTATGAAAAACTTAACAAAGCTCGTTTAGACGCTCAAAAACGTTTGGCTGATTTAATTTCTGCGCAGAAAAAGAATACAGTTGAGGTTATAATTGCTCAAAAAGAATTCGACAAACTTGATGCAAGAGTTAAGGCTGTTGATGCTGCTATCAAAAATTACTCAAAGAATATTGGTAATTATGGAGATGCTTTTAAAGGTCTAAACGGAACATTCAGAGACTTGATGTCTACTTTTGGTTTAGCTACTGGACTTGCATTATTTGGACAAATCGTAAAAGATATTTTTAGTGTAATTAAGGATTTTGACCGTCAATTAATTGCCGTTGGTAAAACAACAAATATTACTGGAGAAGATTTAAAACAATTCGGAAGAGAAGTTGTTGAACTTGGAGATAGATTGAATGGAGTTACGGTTGAGGGTTTGATTAAATCAGCTGAGGTGGCCGGTCAATTAGGTGTTACAGGAACTGCCAATATTTTAAAATTCTCTGAGGCAATTGAAAAATTAAAACTTACTTCTGATATTATTTCTGATGAGCAAGTTGCGCAGTTTGCAAAATTCATTGAGGTTTCGTCAGATAGTTTTGAAAATGCAGATCGTTTGGCTTCTGTGATTACACAATTAGGGAACTCATTTGCCACAACTGAAAAAGAAGTTCTTGCAAACGCTACTGAAATTCAAAAAGGAGTAGCTGTTTATAATACTTCTGCTCAGGGCGTTTTAGCATTAGGAGCCGCGACTTCTTCTTTAGGATCAGAGTCTGAGGTTTCGGCAAGTTCTATTCAAAAGACTTTTGGAGTAATCAATAAAGCTATTGCTACTGGAAAAAACTTAGAGAACGTTTTAAAACTTACAAATTTAACTCAGGCAGAATTGTCTAAGCAATTTAATAAAGATGCAACTGGAGTATTTGTAAAGTTTGTAAAAGGGCTTAGTGATGCAAAAAAAGGAGGGCAAAATTTAGCTGTTGTTTTAGGCCAATTAGGATTAGATGAAGTAAGATCATTTAAAACAATTGGATCATTAGCTGCAAATTATGATTTGTTAGCAAATGCTATGGCACAAGCTAAGCAGGAATATATAGACAATGCAGCTTTAAATAAAGAAGTTGCTGCTGCTTCTGAAAGCCTTTCGTCTATTTTATCTGATATAAAAGATAAATGGGAAGCATATATTCTTAATGCAGATGATGCAAATTCTGGAACTGCATCTTTAGCTAAAACTCTAAAATTTATACGAGATAACTTTAAAGAAATTATTGATGTTATTGTAAAGGTTGGTACAATATTGTTTACTTATATCGGAGTTTTAAGAACAGTAAACTTTATAATGGTTACTTGGAATGCTATTTCAACGGCCGCAACGGCTGCTCAAATTAGATTTGCCTTATCCACCGGAATAGGTACAAAATCTATTCTTGCTCAGGCAGCAGCTGCCCGGGAAGCAATGGTTGCTCAGGAAGGTTTGAATATTGCAGTAAAAGCTACTCCATGGGGGTTAATACTTGCTTTTTTATCAGCTGCTATAGTTGCTTACATGGTATTCAATGATGAAATGTCAGATGCCGAAAAAAATATACAACGAATTGTTGAGGCAAATAAAGAACTGGAAAAGACCGAAAAATTCTATTCTGATCAAAGAGATAAATTTAATGCAGAAAGATTTAAAGCAATTGAAGATGATATAAAATTAAGAAAGGCACAGGGTGAGAATTCAGATAAATTGGATAAAGAAGAAATAGCAAGGAAAAAAGAAGTAATTCAATCATCAATTGATGTTTACACTAATTTAAAAAATGCTGAGATAGAAAGAACTAAAACTGAAATTAACAGTTCTAGACAAAGAATAGTTCAGTTACAAATTGAGCAAAAAGTATTAAATGAAAGCGGATTTAGGGTAAGTAAACAAGGTAGAACCACTGAGGAACTTGATCAGTTTATTCAAACCGAGAAAGATAAATTGAATTTAAAAAAATCTTCACTTACACAAAATTCAAAACTTACAACAGAAGAATTAGCCAGATTAAATAAACAACTTCAGGACCTGGATAAAGATGCTGCTGTCAAGGATGCAGAATTAAAAAATGAACTTTCTAAGAAAGCTCTTGCTGCATTGAGAAAAAGAATGAAAGAGAGATATGAACTTGAAAAAAAGGCACAAGAAGATCTATTTAAGCTTCAACAATTCAGACTTCAAGTTGCAATTGATATTAATGATGAAATACTGAATAACGATAAAATGTTCTATGATGATAAATTGGATGCGCTTAACGATAATATTCAGTTAGAATCTGAAAAAAAACGGAATGCTGCTGAATATGAATTAACTCAGTTAGGAAAATATAATGAGAAAACCGGAAAATTTGCTCGTGAACTTTCTGATTTAGAAATTAAAACTTTGCTTGAAAATGGTGAGATTAAAAAGAAACTTACTGATGGTCAAAAATTAATAATTGAAAGATTTCAGGATGATCAAAAAAGGCTAGTCCAAAAAGGAGCTAAGGATCGTCAAAAAATAATTGATTTTGAGGTTGATGAAGTAAAAAAAAGAATTGAAGATCAGTTATTGGCTCAGGATACAGCAGTTCAAAATAAGTTATTAATAGAAAATGAGCAGTTTAAAACAGAGTATCAATTAGCCGGTGATAACTATGCGTTATTAGAAAAGGCTAAAAAAGATCATGAAGAAAGAAAGCTAAAAATAGAATCTGACGCTGCAAAAGAAGCTTTAAAAACTCAAATTAATACTATACAAAAATTATTAGATGCTGAAAAATCTAGAACTGACGGTTCTGCAATTTCAATTGATAAAATAAAAAAATTAGAAAACGAATTAGCTACTTATCGAAAAGTATTAAGTGTAGAGCAAACAAATTTAGATACTTTAACTAAAGAAAAAAGATTAGAGATAGAGAGAGAAAAGGTTGAAAAAATCAAAGAAATGTCTCAAAATTTAAATAATGCTTTGGTTGATTTAGGTAATTCAATTTTTGAAACCAGAATCAAAAATATTGATACTGAGATTTCAAAAAACAATGAGAAATATGATAAGCTTATTGAATTAGCCGGTAAGGATGAAAAGCAAAAGGATTTGCTTCAAAAAGAACGCGATAAGAAAAACGATCAATTAGAAAAAAAGAAGCGAAAAGAACAGGAAAAACAAGCCAAGTTCAATAAAGCTATTGCTATTGTTCAAACAACAATTAACACAGCTCAGGCGGTTATGAAAGGATTTGCAGATAGTGGCTATGTTGGTGCAATTTTAGCCGCTGCAATTGGTGCAATTGAATTAGCAACTATTATTTCTACTCCAATACCAAAATATAAAGATGGGCGTAAAGGCGGTAAGAAAGAAATAGCAATGCTTAATGATGGAGTAGGTTCTAACGGCCAGTATATTCAAGAGGTAATTGAGCGCAGGAGTGGTGCTGTTGAAGTTCCAACAGGTAAAAATAAAATTGTTCAATTGTATGAAGGCGATACTGTTCATAAAAATATTGATGAATATAATAGATTGCAAAGATCAGCAATGATGGCAAGTATTAATATGGAAGGACGTAAAATGAGTGATTTTCAAGCTTCCCAACATTTTGAAGCCACATACGGCAAAGAATTATTAGAGGAAATGAAATTGACAAGAAAAGCAATTCAAAAACAAAAACCAATTATTTACCACGGACCAAAAATTGATATTCCTCATTCAATTTGGAAATCTAAAAACACAAACTGGAACTAATGGGAAATATTAATCCACAATATAATGATCGTGTTCAGTATATATTGAAAAACAAAGATTTAGGAGATTTAATTACTATTGAACCTGTAGGATGGACTGATGATGATAAAGAATATTCCAGACACGAACAGTATCATGGTATATTCCCTAAGTTTTCTAATTCATTAAAATTTGTAAAAGATGCTTCGGAATATATTCAGTTGATTTTAGATCTATATGGCATCATGGCCGAAATAGAATTGGTCCGTAATGAAAAGCATCCGCAAACTGATGTTTGGACTTTGACGTATTCAGGATTTTTGGATTTGTCTACTTGGAGCCGTGAAAATAAACAAGTATCTGTAAAATTCAATTCCGGAGGTTTAGAACAAGAATTAAAAGCCAGGGAATCAGAGAATGTAGAGGTTGACCGTTTAACAACAATAAATGATACTGCTATTCCTGAATTAAATACGATTGATGTTGAATTAGAAGGGCGAAGAATTTTTCTTCAAACTAAATTTGGAATAAATCCAACCGAAAATTCTGTTTTTTTAAGAAACACTTCTTCTGATGGTAATACCAGAGGTTGTACTATTCCTGTACCTTTAAAGAAAGTAGCTTTTTCTCATGACAATGCTCATGAGCCAATTCCAGATTCAAGAGTTGGAGATAATTCATGGGAAAGGCATAATAATGGTGAAGTAGATATTTTGTTTTTTGCAGTTTCGGATAAAAGAAGGGATTTAAAACTAAAACTAAAACTTCAATTTACAGTTAACATAGTAAGTTTTGATGATGTTGAGGGTTTTGGATTTTGGGCAAGAATAGTTACTTATAAAGATGGAGGAGACTTTGTTTTTAAAGAAAATAGAATGTTATTTTTTAAACATGATTTTGTAGAATTGGATGGAAATACTTTTTCTATAGATTTTGAAGATACCATATCTTTATTGGCCGGGGAAAGTTTAGGTTTAGTTTTTGATCAAAATGCAAATTTTATAAATACGTCTTCTCAAACTTTAGAAATAAGCGTTGACAATATTAATTGTGATCTGAATGTTGATGAAGATAGTTTTGAAGAAAAATCAACAACAAAAGCAATATTAGCTCATGAACTGGCAGATAGATTAGTAACAATTTGCACGAATAAAAAAAATGTTTTTTATTCTGATTATTTTGGAAGAACTGATTTAGGATATGCTGTTGATGGACCGGGTGCGTTTATTGGATTTACTCATGGATTCTGGGTCCGTAAATTCGACAAATTACCAATTCCAAAGGAAGAAACGCCAACACAAAATAAAGTAACTAATTTATTCAAACCACTAACAACATCATTTAAAGATTTTGTTATTTCAAATGAGGCAGTTCTAAATATTGGCGTTGGAATAGAAAAAATTGGAAACATTGAAAGAGTTAGAATTGAAGAAAAGAGTTTTTTCTACAACAATAATGTCACTATAAAATTGCCTAATCAGGTGAAAAGTGTAAAAAGAACCATTGCAATTGATAAGTATTATTCAGCTATTGAGGTTGGTTATGAAAAAGGTGGAAATTATGAAGAAGCATTTGGACTGGATGAATTTAATGTAAAGTCAAATTTTTCAACCATAATCAGCAAACTTAAAAATATTTTTACTGAAGTTTCAAAATATAGAGCAGATAGTTACGGGATGGAGTTTGCCAGAAGAAAACCAAAATCAATAAACGATACTGAAGATACAAGTTACGATGAAGATATTTTCTTTTTGGATTTAAAAAGAGGATTGTCAAGTCTATTTGTTCAAAGAAAATGGCAGGATGATTTTGAGAAAGAACCTACAGGTATATTTAGCCCGGAAACTGCAACCAATTTAAGATTATCTCCTGTAAATTGCTTGTTACGTCATGGATGGTGGATTTCGGCTTCAGTTATAAAATATGCCACAAATAAATTAAAGTTTGGGTCTTCTACTGCAAACAGGCAGCTTAAAACCCAACTTATCGGCGGCCATGAGTATGCTGAAAATGACGATATAATAAATTCAGAGTTAAAAAATGCTCGTTTTATTCCGGAAGAAATTGAATTCGAACATGTTTGTGATTTTGACGTGATGCAACAGGTAAATGGAGTATCTGTAATTCTGGGTAAACGAATTATTAATCTTTATGGATTAGTTGAATTTGTAAATGAAGAAAATGAGATTGAAAAAGGTTTTTTAATGAACTTAAAGCCAAACGGTAAAGGAAGTTGGCGAGTTTTAAAAGCAAATAGATAAATTATGGCAAATTCAAAAATAACAATAGTTTTTAATGATGTTCCGGTTGATGGTAACATTTTAAATATTGCTGAAACAACTCAGTCAAGATATTTAAGCGAAGTTTTTAAAGAAACTAGACTCGCAAGTTATCAAACTCAAATACCTGGTTTCTTGCCGGATGATGGAATACATCCAGATCGTTATATTGGTTTTATATCAAATTATTATAAATCGGCTTTTAATCTGGATCACAACATCGGAAGTCAATTTACAATAACCTCAATTAACGGACCTACCGATTCAGGCACTGGAACCGTAATTATTGAAGCCAATTATCCGAATGCTTTTTTTATTGTTGATATTAATACTGCAGATGTTGATGTTACTATTGAAAATGAGGAAGCATTGCCTGATTTTAATATAATTGACACATCTTTCGATGCCGCTACAACAAATCAGTGTCAAAATGTAAAAGTAATTGTTGAAACTGATGAGTTAGCTACAAAAATATTAAGTCCGATATCTGTTAATCCAAATACTGACAATCCATTATCTTTTGACTGGTTGAGAGGTGATACTATAAACTTATTGTTAGAAGATGTAAATGGTACTCAAGTATCACAATTAATTGTTTTACCATCTCTTTTAACTGCTTCTAATTTTACAATAAATGTAAATAATAGTCCAAATGGTGCAACTGTAACCGTTGAAAACGTTAATACTTCTGGGTTAGATTTAGAATATTCATTAAACAATTCAACCTGGCAAACAGAAAATGTTTTTTCAGGCCTTGATGTTGGTAATTTTACCTTATATGTTCGTGATCAATTTGGGTGTTCATTTAATAAGCCTTTTTCAGTAAATGAATTTGGTATTCAGTCACCATATTTTTACATCTCAAAAGCTAATTCTATTCGTTATGCAAATCGCATAACTTGGGGAGATTCTGAAAATTATAAAAATGATGAAAACACATTGAGTTGTGAAGTTGATGTTGAATTACCATATAAGGAATATCAACAGTTTCAAAGCGCTGATATTCCTGCAACTCAGTTTAAAAGCAATTACGCTTCAAATGTAGCAACAGTGATAAAAGAAGATCTCACAGAGGTGAATGTACCTATAGTTAAGAAAACAAATAATATTGGAATAAAAGACAAACGAGATGCCAGAAAGTATAATTTAGGAGATGGGAAAACCGGAGTGTATTTTTTATCTGGAAACACTTATGACTATGATACTGATGTTGTAAGCGGCACTTATTCATTAAATGGATTATTGCCGGAGTGGGCTATCGTTGGAAATTATATTGTTATTTCGAATGCGTGGTTTTTGATTGAGCAAATTGTGTATGATGAAACCAAGAATGCCGATGTAATCGTTTTTTCACAAAATTACATTGGTCCTGAAATTAGTGTTGTCGCCGGATCAATATTCAATAGATTTAATTATGAAGTTTACGAATATTCTATTGATATGGTTAATTACATTGATCAAAAATTTAGAGTTAGGCTTGTGAATTCGGATCCCAATTTCACTACTATAACACATTTGAGTGAGGTAATTTGGTCTAAAGTGAAACATGATAATGTATTGGAAATTCATTACTATAATACCACTAATACTGATGTTTTCTATTCTACGGGAATTGAATTTAAAATTAGAATTCCTTATACCATTATAAGAGGTAAAGTTGACGAAGATAGCGAAGTTCATAAAACAGATACAGATACAATTTTGTTGACTGCTGATTTATACGAAGGTGATGAAGTTGTTTTTGAGCCGGTAACAAAAGAAATTTGGAGAAAAATTATGATAGCCTTATCACATGAGAGAGTTTGGTTAAACGGTGTAGGATATGTAAAAAATGGAAGTTTTAATACCGAAGGTCCATTGGAGAAATCAAATTTATATGTTTTAACAGCTAACATGCTTAAAACCGGCAATGTTTATAATTCACAAGGTAGTGGTAATCTTGATTTTGATGGAACAGAAATTGAAGTTCCAGGATTAATTTCAACGGAATCCGGATATGTAAGTTACTAATTCCCTAGAATTATAGGGAATTAAAAAAGCCACTAATTAATTTTAGTGGCTTTTCTTGTTTTAGTTATATTCTATATTTTTTAATAGAAATTTTGAAGGTGTAATTTTGTATTCTGCTTTCATTTTCATTAAAGACTTATTCAAAGATTCGTATTGGCTCACTAATTTACTTTCCATTTTTAAAATCTTTTTTAATAAGCTCAATTATATCATCACATTCCATAGTGTCAAATAGGTGTAATTCTTCATCATATGGAAATATTTCAAATTCTATATAAAAAAATTCTAAAACCCAAAAATATAGTTTTGTATGTTCCTGAATAAAATCAAGAGTGTTCCTATCAAATTTTGAAATTTTAGCAAGGTTATTTTTTGACAGATCATTTAATGCATAGTTAAAATACCCTATAGACGCATCTAGTTCTCTTATAGATTGAAATAAATTTTTACAGGAATCAAGGTATTTATTAACTGTGCTCATTTTTTAAAATCTTTAAATTGTTTGCCATCTACATACACACTTCTATTGTCATGATAATGGTGATGATGTACTATTGTAGTTGAACGATCAACATAGCTTGAATCACTTTTATTTGTAAATATGGCATTACCCAATAGCTTACCAATTAGCGTACAACCGCCAACAACAACGAAAAAAAGTATAATTAGTTGAATCATAAAAGCAAAGTTATTAAAAATTAAAGTTTTAACTAATTCATTTATCTATTTAGAATTATTATAAATAGATAAAAAATATTTACATTTGTTGAATAAATTTTTCATCATGAGTTTTCAAACATTTGTAACTGAACGTTTAGCTGCACTTACGGCAATGCTTAATGCAACTTCTAATAATGCAAAAAAAATTGATGAATTAGAGCCTCAGGACACAATTAATCCTGCATCCAGAATCCATGTATCTATTGACGGAGTTTCACAAAGAATAAGTATTCAGCAGTTAATTGATATTTTAAATTCAGGGAACTACGATATGTTAGTTTCAATTGGCGAAATAACTTTAGATGGTAATGAAATTACAATACCTGCAGATGCTGTTTGGAGGATTTCAGATGTGTATTATGGCAATATTTCACCTATTGAAATCACAATTCCATATTGTGCTACCGGTTTGCAGCGAAAAGATATTTTAGTCGCTAATACCTCTAATAATATAGTTTTGGTTCAGGGAGATGAAACTGCTGGAATAACTTTCAGACCTAATATCCCAATAAATACAGTTTTAGTAACTGAATTAGATGTAACAGATTCAAGTGTTGGAGATCCAACTCCACCAATCACAGGAGATAATTTTGTTGATAGATTTTCAAATCAAGATATAGAAGGAGAAAAGACTTTTAGGCAAATTACAAAGTTCAGATCTGATGCAACAGATAGTTATACGGCTATTTTTGAAGATTTTTTCAGGTTTTATAAAAACCAAGAATCTGAAGATAATGGAAGTGTCTCAATTACTGCTGTTAGTGATGTAATTGGAGATTATATACAGCAACTTCAAGGTAAAGATGGTATTATTGCTTTAATGGAAGATGTTGACTTGAAAGTTGATAAAGTTACCGGAAAAGGACTAAGTACAGAAGATTATACAACCGCTGAAAAGAATAAAGTATCGTTCATTACAATTACTCAAGCGGTTAATTTAGATGATATTGAGACTCGTGTAAATGAGTTGGATGCAGCTGTTGTGCTTAAAGGAACTTGGGATCAGACTACTGGAGTATTTCCAGGTTCAGGAGTTGCACAAGCTGGCTGGAGTTATTTAGTTAATGGTGTAACTGAAACTACTATTGACGGAGTTAAATTTAACAATGGTGACAGAATAATTGCTGTTGTGGATAATGCGAGTACTTCTACTTATGCTTCAAATTGGTATTTAGCTGATTACACAGACAGAGTTAATACTGTAGCGGGTAGGACAGGAAATGTAGTTATCACTTCTTCTGATTTATCAGATTTCAATTCTGCTGTTAATGCCTTAATAACTTCAGCAATTTCAGGTAAAGAAAATACTTCAAATAAAACTGGAACGGTTGTCGGAAATGAAGCTTCTACATCTTTGTATTTACACATTGCTGGGGCAATTGCATATTTTCAACAAAAATTAACTGATTCAATATTCGGAACTTTTGTAAATTCTTTAACATCAAAAACTACTCCTGTTGATGCCGATAGTATTTCAGTAGTTGATTCAGCTGATTCTAATAAACAAAAAAAGGTTTCTCTCACTAATTTTAAAGCATTTTTTAAAACTTACAACGACAATCTTTATTCTCCAAGATATACGCCAGTAGTAATAATAAGCGGAAATACCACTTTGGATGATACTCATAACGGAAAGGTTCTTTTGCTTACAGGATCTTATACAGTTACACTTCCTAATGGATTGGCAACTAATTTCGGAGTTACAATTGCAACAAAAGCGAGTTGTACTTTAACAATGTCACTTGGGGGCTCAGTAACATTGCTTAACAATGTTGGTACCACAATGGCAGAAAAACTAAGCTGTACTTTTTTAAATACTGGAAATTCGAACGAATATTTAACGGCTGGAACTATTTAATTATGAATTTATTTCAAAGACAAATATTAGGCAATAAAAAAGGAATTAACGCTTCTTTGTCAGCATATTATAAGCTGGATGGAAACGCAAATGAATCAACAGGTTTAAGTCCTAACGGATCAGCTACAGGAATTGATTATGTTGCTGGAAAAACAGGGAGTGCGGCCAGATTTGATAGTTCAACTGATAGAATAGATATAGCCGACACAAATAGTTTTTCATTTACTGACGGAGTGAATGATCTTGCTTTTTCTATGTCTATGTGGGTAAATTTTACAGTTTTTACTGTAGCAATAAGTGGGAGTACTTATGGTAATTGGTTAATAAATAAACGAGGTACAGGTACGAATAATGAATGGCAGCTTGTGTTGCACGAGGGAGAATTAAAGTTTTTTAAGTTTAATGCTTCCGGTTCTATTTATCAGGGTATAAAAATGGCGAATCCTTTTTCTTTAAATACTTGGTATAATTTAGTTTATACAGATGATGGATCTAAAACAAATGCTGGGATGAAATTTTATATAAACAGTGTTTTACAAACTGTTTCAAATAATAATAGTGGCACATATACTGGAATGACAAATGGCACAAATGGCGTTAGGATAGGTTTGAATTCTTGGGATTTATCAAGCCCTTATTTGAGACATCAGGGATATATAGAAGAAGTAGGTGTTTCTAAAAATAAAGCGTTGAATCAGTCTGAAATAGACTATGTATATAACGGAGGTAATAGTAGAACTTATCCATATTAAATTATGATACAAACAAAGGAGATTATCTTGTATTATTCAAGAAGTCAAAAATCAGGAAAAATAAGAATAGAATTGACAAATCCAATTGTTGACCAATCAGGAGCAACAACGTTCACAGTTACTGATTGGGTTGTGGATGAGGACGGAAATAAAACATATCGTGATTCCAAATCGGTAACTAAAACTGCTGACGAAATTAATTATTTAGATTCTTACATCGAAGATAATTTCCCAGAAGTTTTATTGCTGCCAAAAACGGAACGAGAGCGCAAAAAAATGAAAATAGGTTTGATGCTCGACACTCAGACAAATTTACTAGATAGCGGAAATACTATCTATGGACTAACACCAATTGATTGGGAATTCACAGCAGAATGAAAAAACTAATAATCGAAATCGGACTTTTTATAATGGCAATTTTAATATTTCCATTACTATTTGTAGTAGGTATAATTTATACCTGCGGTAAACACATATGGAAATTGGATTATTCCTTTTCAAAACAGTTTACTCCAATCCTGAGAAGTGTAAATCTAATTTTAGATGGTCTGGCAAATGCTGGGGCTGGTGAGTTGTTGAATGATTGTTTTAAGATTACAGGATCTATTAAATATGGCAAGTGGTATCAAACCATATCGGCTGTAACAGGATTAATTTTATTACATATAAAAGATACCAAAATGCGTATTTTTTTAGACAAAGTACTTGGAAAGAATCATTGTGTTGATGCTGTTAGTATTGAAGATAAATTTTACCACGAAAATAATTAAGCATATGGATATTTCTAATTATATAAACTATTTGGCAAAGCCTTTACTGACTGCTAAAAAAGTAAGCACAACATCAAAAGGAATTGCCCTTTCAATTCCTACTCTTGCATTAATATCGACTTTACATATTGAAAAACAAGTATTAATGCTTTTGGGAGTTTTATTAATTATAGATTTTTTAACGGGGATTTTGGTTTCATTTAAAATTGCAAAAGATGCCGCAAAAAAGAAAGGGCAATTTGCTACGAAAGATACTACGGATCATAAATATTTTGCACGTTTACTTTTTAAGATAAAGTTTTATTATAATGTGATTGAAAGTGAAAAATTACGTCTTTCGTTGCTAAAAATGACCATGTATATGTTTGCTATAATTGGAACTAAAACAATTCAAAGCATGTTTAAGATAAAGTCGTTTCTGCTTTCTTTTTCTGATGAAAAGTGGACAATAACAATTGTTGTAATAGCTATATGCTGTGTTTTTGAAGTTCATTCAATTGTTATGGAGAATGTGAAAAAATTGGGTTATGATTTAATTGATAAAATATTTTCAGTTTTCAGGTCTTATAAAGAAATTAAAAAAGAATTTAAAGAAGAATAATTATGAACGAAATAATAAGAATAGCGGAAAAAGAAATTGGACAAACAGAAAAGCCAGCCAATTCAAATAAAACTAAATATAGTAAATGGTTTGGACTTGATGGTGTTGCTTGGTGTGGAATTTTCGTAAGTTGGTGTTATGCTCAGGCAGGTTTTATGTTACCAAAAATTGGATTTTCAAAAGGATATGCCGGATGTCAAACGGCTGTAGCATACTTTAAAAAAATGAATCAAATAACCAGTACACCGGTTGAAGGTGATATTGTATTTTTTGATTGGAATTCAGACGGAAGATATGATCATACCGGTATATTTGTAAGGTGGCTAACATCCGACACATTTGAAACAATTGAGGGTAATACGGCTGTCGGAAATGATAGTAACGGCGGTTCGGTTATGAGAAGAAACCGAAATAAGAAAACTGCAATTTTCGTTCATCCATGATTACGTTAAGTTTGATTTGGAAAAATATAAAATACATCGCAGTAATTGCTTTAGTGATTGCTGTGGTTTGGTTTTATAAAGATTATCAGTTCCAAAAATTAGAAAATTCCAGGCAAACCGAAAATGCAAGCCAGTTACGAAAGTCTGATAGTTTGCGTTTTACAACTCAAATTTTGACGGCTAACGAGATTAAAGATTATCTTCAGTATCAAAATTCAGATTTAAAAAAGAAGCTTGATAATGCCGGTATAAAAGTAAGCCGAATTGAAAGCATTGTTTCTAATTCTTATAAATATCGTGATACTTCAAAGCGCGAAACTGATGTGTCTGGGTTGGTAGCTGCAATCAAAAACAGTATTCCGAAAGAACAAACCTGGAGCGACACAACTAAATGTCTAACTGTTGATGGAATTGTTTCGTTTGATGGACAGAAATTGAAAGTTGTGGTGAATGATCGTGAATTTAAAAATAAGTCTGATGCTGTTGCTTATTGGGAGCGCCGACAATGGAAATTTTTAGGAATTAAAACCCGGTTATTTGGTAAAAAGGAATTTACATCAATAAATTTTGATGAGTGTGGCGAAAGCAGGGTGATGAAAATTGAAAAGAAAAAATAGCGGGATCCGAAAAGCTAATGAGTAGGAGTGAATAAATAAATATAAAAGTTATGCCAGTAGTAAGAGCAAAATTCGTTTGTGAATCAGTTACAAATTTCGAAGGAAGTAAAACAGCTAAATTAAGAGCAGTATATGGAACTGCTGAAGAAAATGCGGATTTCACAAAATATACCCCTAATGGCAGTATAGAGGTGAATATTACAAATGATGCGCCAGCGGACGGAGTGTTTAAACCGGGTAAAAACTACTTTGTAGATTTTACAGAAATAGAATAGTTTTATTGTTTTTTGGTTAGTTAATTGAAGCGTTTCAGAAATGAAGCGCTTTTTTATTTTAAAATATTTTAAAAAAAACACTATAACAATATTGTTATATAACAATATTGTTATATATTTGTTGAGTAATAAGGAAGTTCTTTAAAATATTGTCTAACCTAAAACCAATTTAAATGGCATCAGTCAATGAGTTATTAAAAATACTCACAAAAGATGGTTGGTATCTACATAGGAGCGGTGCAAACCATGATTTATATAGACATGCCAACAAGCCGGGTCAACTTACCATACCAAGACATGGGAGTAAAGAAATGGCAAACGGTACTTTAAACAGTATCTTAAAATCAGCAGGGCTTAAATAGTCCTGTTGATTTTTAAAAACCAAAAAAAACAATCACAAAAAGTATTATGAAAGCAAAAAAAAGCAGGATAACAGTCATAATCGAGAAAACTAATACCGGTTTTTCCGCTTATGCAAAAGAAACAAATGGATTAGCTACAGTCGGGAGTAGCATATCTGAATTAAAAGAAAATTTTAACGAAGTCCTTCAATATCATGTAGAGTATTTACAGGAAAAAGGAGAAACCGTTACGATAGGAGATTTTGAATTATCCTATGAGATAGATTTAGAGCAAGTATTTGATTATTTCAATGTGATTAATAAATCTGCTTTTGCAGAACATTATGCAGAAATAAATCAAAGTTTATTCCGACAATACACAAAAGGATTAGCACCTTTATCTGGAGATAAAATGGAGCAAATATCCAAAGGATTACACAAATTAGCAAATGAACTTAGCGATTTAACTTTGGTATAAAAGTTGACAAGACAATATTTTATAACTTATTATTACAATTAATAATGAAAAAGCGACCACTAACGGCCGCTTTTTCTTTTTTTCCAGCTATCGTTATGATATTTATTGCTTGGATTTCCTTTAAATTTATTCCAAAGTATAGTAAATACTAAAGCGAGTATTATTAATGAGATTATGATATCAGGTATTTCCATTATGCAAATTTATTATTAAGCGTTTTTAGCCTTTCAAATTGACGTTCTTTTTCTCCAACAGCATAATGCTTCTCAACCATTTTTGTAGATGTATGATTAGCCATAGCAGCTGCATCCTTCAAAGATAACATAGCAGCCGTTTGGTCAAGATTTAAATGTTTCAAACTGTAAAAATCAGCAGTAACATTCAACTTTTTCTTTACATGTGTTCTCCAACGTCTATCTATCTGTTCCCTACGAATAGTAGTAGGACCAGGAACCAATCCACGAGAAAATAAATAATCTCCTTTTTTCGCTCCATAAAGAGATTTAATCCAAATATCCATTGCAACATCTTTTATTACACGTTCAACCCATTTATTTTGCTTTCCTTTCTTTATAAGAACACGATATCTTTGATTGACTAACGAAATGTCATCAACTTTTAAGTTTAGTAGCTCAGTAATACGACCACCAGAATGGAAGAATAAAATTGTAAATCTCCAAAAGTCAGGAAAGTTATTTTTTAAATGTTCATTAACATATTTTCTCTGTTCTTCAGTAAGAATTTCTCTTATTTGTGTTTCATGAACACGCTTTTTAATTTCCAAAATAATATCACTCTCAACAGCTTCATATTCCATCAACTCTTTATAAAGTGTAGAAAGATATCCGCGATACTTGTTGAATTTGTGAGCTGAGAAACTCTCTTCTGTTTTTTCTAATTGATCCAATGTAAAACGGATATGTTTTCTTTTTATATCATATATTTTTATTTCTTCAAACCTCAACTGTTGAGCGGCTACTTTGAATCTATCAAGCATATATTTTATATCATTATAAGTTGATTCTACAACTTTAATGCTTTTATGTGCTAAATCCAATGCAGTTAAAAAAGGAGTGTCTGGGCAAATTTCAGTTAAATATTTATCTTCAGGTTCTGGCTCAGATTCCGTCTCAATCATATATTGTTTGGTTATGGGATTATACCCCATTTCTTCAAAAAGCTTAGGAATTTCTTCTAAAAGTAATTTTGCTGCAGCTCTTCGGCCTTCAAGAGTTTTTATTTTATTTAGCTTTCTCCGGAACGGAAATCCCTTTGGATATTTTTCTTTAAATAATGGATCATAGTAATCGCATTGGACGTACCATTGTTTTTTTAAAGAAGCTTTTGACGTTGTTGTTTGCCAGTTTTCAGGCGATACCCACAATTCAGTGCATGAGCATCCATTAGGTAAATTTTTCAT